TTACTCATCTTTCCAGCACCGCAGGTTGTACACGACCATTCTTTATTAGCTGTTTGTGAAAATGAAGTTAATACACCCAGGCTCACAAGGTCAGACGTTGGATTAGTTTGAACTAAAAGAGATGGCCCCTCCCTGTCTGCGCTATCATAAGTACCAGCCCATACATTGTAAAACTTATTGTTATCTCCATTTCCTTGCGTATTTGGGTCATGCACATAATTAGCTGGTATAAAAAGATCATACTTACACCATAAATCTGGGTAGAAATCAGCTAAGAAGAAATCAACCTCGACACCATAGGAATAGCCATTGGCATTTTCAACTGGATAAGCGCATCTAAGGCTATAATTTCCAGTTCTTGGATTTTCATTTGATACCTCAACATTGGTAAGATTTTGTTTCCATGTAGCATTACCTGTTTTAAATGTAAAAGTCCCGTCTTCAAAATCAGCAAAAGCTATAACACCCTGGATCGGAGGGACTGGAACAGTATAACTAATGTCTGCATCTGCAACCTGTTGACCTGTGGCAACAGAGTTAAAACCACCCTCAGAATCAGAGTAAACAACATTGATTATATTACTTTGAGTTAGCGCAAGACCACCCAACGTGTAATACCATCGACTTGTTCCTACATTACCAATTGGACCTCCTGATATATCTCTAGTAACACCATTTACTGTAATCGTAATACCAGATAAGTAATTGGTTGAGGTATCACAAGCTTCTGAAAAGTTCACATAAACCTTATTTGAATCAATTACAGCATCAATTGAGTTTATCGTGGGGATAACAGTAGCAGCGTCGGTTACAATGAAATTAAATGACCCAGAGGCGTCAGATTGTAAGGTTGAGTTCGTTGCAGTAAGTTCTACAGGGAAAGTATCGGCAGAACCTCCAACCGTACCCTTTATCCATCCCAGTGTAGTTGTTGTGTCTAAACCTGTTGGGAGTGCGGCTGATCCACCATCCAGCGCCATTGCTGCAATCGCCGTTCCGCCAGTATCAGCGATATAATTCGTCACCATGTCAATAGCGACAACTTCGCCTATTGTTACGTTGAAATCAACAGGAAGCTTCCAGACCGGTTTAACAGCAGCCACGCAGGCAAGATAACCAGACTCAAAACTCGCCATTAGAGGCGTTTCTGATCCACCACCTATGGCACTAACGGTGATATCAAAGGTTTCTGTTGAAGATAACCCAGAGGCATTCCAGCACGTCACCGTTATTGTATTAACCGTTGCTTCCGTGGTGGTGATTCCGCTTACAATTCCTGAGATATTGAAATCTAACGTAGGAGGGGCGGCGACAGAGTGTGTATAAGTAAACGATAATGCAGAGACTCCGTTGGGATCGCCATCACTGTCAATATGGTCGTTCAGGTCGAGATAGAACTGCTCACCCGCTTCTTGGGTGAAGTCTTGAACAGGGTTGGTCGTTGACCATACGGGGGCGGTTATCTCTAAACCAACAACAATCGCCGGTAGAACTTGAGAGACTGAACCAGAGGCATTTGTAGCGTTATAAATGATTTCATACGTCCCGCCCTGGCCTGCATCAACAGTTCCATCTATATCACCAGCAGAATCAGCTCGCATTTCTGCGCCGTTAGAAGTAGGGAGGGAGCCTGAGATATAGGTATAAGTTATTGGTGAATCATCAGGGCTAACAACGTAATCAGATAACGATAAACTTACTGTCTGACCTGTTACCCAATTCTGTAAAGGTATATTTAGCCAAACAGGTTTATTAATTTCGACATCGGGGATTGTGGCTCTAGTGATTTGTGCAGCAGTAACACCTTTTGGGTTTTTGCCATCTTTGTCAACCAAAGGAAATAAATCAGTTAACTGGACAACGTGGACTAGATCTTCTTGGTCTTTTATTGATTTTACAGCCATTAAAATAAACCTTTATTAAGTTGGGTTAATGCCACCGGGGTCATCTGGAACATGTGGGGCACTATCATCACCGATTTCAAATGTTGATCCGATTATTGTTTCTGCATCCCATCCAATATGATCGACATGTTCATCATCCCATGTCCAAAGAGAATGCGCCGTGCTACTGATACCGCCCTCGTTGTCTGGGAATGTTTCTTCAATATCAGCAACATAACTCAGCGTGTTGAATGCTATGAACAGAATTTCTGATGTATTGCCGATTGCATCCTCATGAACAAAATACAATGCGTAGTCAGTACGACTACTTAAACCAGTTAATTGCGTGAAAGTCTGCGTACCACCAAGGGAAACGGCTATGTTTTCGTTTTGAACCGCATCACCATAACCATTTTGACCAGCCTTTATTTGATCATCGCTAGGGATTGCATTTGCAGTCAGGTCCGTAATTAAAACCATGTAAATCACACCACCAATAGAATCTGTATGGCATGATGGTATTGTTGTCGTCAGAGTTGTAAAGTTAGCTTGCGGATTCGTTAATACTGGATTAGCCATGGTTATTCACTCACGACAAATGCTCTCGAAGCTTTGGATTGATTGCCATATCTGTTTGAACCTTAGCTCCAAGCAATCCAAAGAAGCTTTGAAAATGAACAGCTGTCCGCTGAAGGCTTGGTGTTTCTTCAGCATCCCTTGCGATATAGCGGTAAACAATCCATTCGATGAGTGCAGGAGAATAGATATCATCAATCGTTATCGCGTCATTTATTGTTGCAATATCAGCTGGATTTATAGATTCAGATACTTCGATCTGGACCGTTGCCGTTGCAATGACTGGGGGCGATACATAGAAATCCGTATCCAACCTGTCATCAAAGACGTATTCTTTAACCACGCTTGATGCAACCGCTGAGTGCCAGTCAGGCTCAAATTCATCCTTGATTCCACGCTCAACAAGCCTTATTGCACGACCTGGCGTCGATCCGCTTGCGCCCATGTTACGAACAACGCTCATTAATTTAAGGCCGGCTATACTTTGTTTTGTCCCGGGTACCAGGGTAATCGAGCGAATAACGGTTGAGGCATCCGGCTTTACAATCACGATTGCTCGCTGTGCATCATTCAGCCACCCCAAAGCGTTTGCTGTTGTCATCTGGACGTTGCTTTCGTCCTGTATGATTTCAGACGCTTGACTGATTAATGCACTAGCAAGAAGTGTACCCATGGTCGATTAGCCTGCAGCTGTTTGCTTATGATTTATCAATAGCTGGCATTCAGCCAATACGGCTGACAAAGTAGGTTTGCGATTAAGCTTCTGGCCAAAATGCTTTTCAGCCCATTCGGACAATACTGTTTTAGCCTCACGAGCGCCCATGTTTTCGATATTTGGTATCTGAATACCAGTTGGCGCCTGGTTGGTGTCAGTTTTGATTGTTTCATGTGGAACATCATCACTGCTACGTTTCAGTGTTGGCGCAATCGTGTTTGGAGCTTGTTCAGGAGCCTCACCGGTTATTTTCATCTGATCCCATTGCTCTGGTGAGTCAATTGAAATCATGTCATCACGTTCAGCGAGAATGTCGGTCCAGGGATACAGCACGCCGTTCTTTGTGTTGCCAAGGTAGGGTGTTTTGCGTCTTTCAGGACCACCCATATCGCTTGCATCAGAGATATGTCCCGTTTCAATCTCGCCCTGGGCTGTACATGCCACCATGTCATCACGAGCGGCAAGTATTTCCGTATACAGGAACACGCGACCATTGCTAATGCACTTCAGGTGCGTTGTTTTGTTTTCGATCATATTTCCTCCGGGTTAATGAAAAACGGCCCAAGGAATATCCCAGGGCCGTTTTTGGTTACTACTTAGTGCCTATTTAGGAACTAATTAGGCGGTATCACCCATGAAGGCGCTTGTTCCACGCATATCCATAAATACAGATGTGACGCGGAATTTCGCAGCATCAGCAGCATTATTCATCAGAATACTGAATGTAACGCCACCATCAGGAGTGGTATAGCCTGCAGTTGCACCACCAACAGAGTGAACCTCTGCTGTGCTGGCAGAACCGGACCAGGTTAGTGTTCCGGCAGTGCCATTAAGGTCAACGCCATCGATAAGACAGTCAACATCACCGCCGGTAATACCAATATCAGCAGTACATGTACCACCTTCAGCAGTCAATACTTCGACCACGGTACTAACGTGCATGTGACCTTCAGGCACATCGAATAGCGCAAATGATGCAGCGCCAAGGTTAACCCCGGTTGCGGCAGTTGCGTCGATATACTGCTCATACTTCACAAGTGTATTCATTGCGGCCAAGCCCTGATTACCCTGTTGAGCAGTAAAATCTATGGTTGTTGAATCAGCCATGTTTTTATTACCTCTTAATTAAAGTTTTGTGACATAAAAGGGCAATCCCTGCCCTTTAACGATCAGGATTACTTGGTGACAACACCGTGCGCAATCGCTTCAGGTTTGATGACTTTATAGCCATAGACCTGCAAACCGCGAACCAGCGTACCGAATGTCGATTCGGCGCGAAGCGTTTCACTGTTCAGCATCTGCGAGGCAAAAGTCAAACCTGACTTGTGTCCAGCGATGATGTTTGTGATGCTTCCACTGTTTACAGTGAGCAAGTTAGAGCGATAGATCATGAAACGATCAATCATGCCAAGACGGCCATTGCGCATTATCGAGGTCTGATCACCCGCTAGACTTGCGTCTTTCAGGTCAGATTGCTTGATAAAGCCACATGCCCATACTGGCAAGACAAGCCACCGATCAGACTCAGGTACATTCTGCTCATCCAGAACAGAGCCCAGGTTCACGATGTAATCGAGAACATTGGTCTTGTCCAGGGTGAAAGGTGTACCGGAACTACCCAGGTTATAACCACTGGAAATTGCTCCGGCAGTTGTACCTACGTTACTGGCATGCGCATCAGCGTAGATTGTACCGAGCACTTGCGTGTCGATAGTAATCTTGAGCTGTTCGGACGCATCACGAGTCCAGTCATCGATGTAGTTGTAGTCCGACTGGAACTTATCAACGTCATCGGCAACCAACTGCCAATATTTGCCCTTATCGATTGTGAGTTCGACGGTTTCTGGTGTCGGACGTTCGGTCTGCAGCGTACCACCCTTGCTGTAATCACGGATAGTGATTGTCGGGGTTGTACGAATGATAACCTTGTCGCCCTGTGACGCGATTTCGCCTTCGTACTCAGTGTTTGCGATTGCCGATAAAACTGTTGCTTCATAGACTACCTTATTTTATAAGGCCGGACTGTCGCTTATACTGCGTATTCTACTGGTCTATCTCGTTTTAATTTAATATCAAACGAAATGTTTTCAACCAATTTTGATATATCAGTATTTTGATCATTCAGTCTCTGCTCCTGTGCTTTGAGCTGCGCTATCACATCTTTGATGGCTTTTCCGTCACGGAAATTCCCACCTTCTGCGCAAGCAAGGACAAAATATAGTTGGTCATGTTTTATTACAGAATGCTTTGCAAAATAGTTAAAAAACTGCTTTGCTTTTGATGGCGGAAGTGGCAATACCCATACCGGATAATTACCTTCTTTGTGTTTTTCCATATACACTTTTCCGCCAAACGCTTTTTGCAGTAAATCCAGCCCTATTCTATAGGCTGGTTCAGCCGTTATTCTAGCTGAAATATATGTGCATCCTGTATGCTTTCGATATGAATACGCAACACATCCATCACCATCAAAATAACCAGCAACCCATTTACGAGTAGGATGGTTCTG